ACCAGCTGTGTATCTCATAATCACTCTAAAGTTTTGAGAACCGTCTAAATCTGCCATATCTAATACTTTTACAGTATTGTAATCAGATAATAAACCAGTACCAAAGAATAGATTTGATTTTTGAGCTGCTACCATTGTAGATGCTGCTAAACCTGGACAAAATGCAATTTCAATACCGTTGAAATTCAATGGTTTTTCACCTACGTTCATTTGGTTGTTCCAACCATTTGCACCTGCAGTACCACCAGCTAATGCTTGAGCATAAGCCTTAACAACGTTTGTTGGAGCGTAAATCATTAAATCTTCTTTACCATAAACTGTGTTAGGGATTGCATTTACTAATGAATCTAATGCTGCTAATACGTTTGTTGAAGTGATAGAACCACTTGTTGAAGCAGAGATTGCTGCACTTGCAGTGATTGTGTTATACAAACCACCGAATTGACCATTAGCTGAGTTATCACCTCTCCAAATAGATTCTTCTGTTGCTTGCGCTACTACACCACCTACATAAGAGATTAAATAATCTGTAAAGTTAGCAGGGATAGTATCAAAAGCCGAGTAACCCAATTGCAATGCATTCCAGGAATCTACGAATTCTTGCTTACATAATTGTAAGTTAACTTGTAATTCTTTTGGAGTGATTACTTGCTCAGATAATACTACTGAACCAGTGTTACTTACGAAATCACAACTAGCATCATTTACTAAGTTTGATGTAGTTAATCTTTGAATAACTTGCTTAAACTTTACGTTTGGTAAAATTGTAATGTACTTGTTATCCAAAGTTTTTGCTGATAACAACGCTGCTGCGATGTATTGTCCAGCAAATTCACCTGCATAAGAAGCCGGATTAGGACTTGAAAATGTAGGATTAGCGAAATTTTGAATTTTTTTCATTTTTTAAAATGTTTTTTTATTTATTAATTATTTGTATAATTTAGATAAGAAAGAGTTTTGTGCGTTATCAACTTTCTTTCCAAATCTTTTACTGTTTTCTTCTGATGAGAATTTGAATGCTTCATCTATTGGAGCACCATCTAATTTTGGTAAATCTTCTTCAGCTTCTTTTTCATCTTTTACTTCGATTTCAATTTCTGCCATCTTAGAGATTTTCTTTTCCATCTCTTCGATTCTATATGCCATATCTTCGATTTTCTTCATCATTTCTGGCATACCCATTTCTTCTTTATCGGTATCAGCTGGAATAGGTTCAACTTCTTCTGTTGTTTCATCTTCTGAAATTGTTGGTTCTATTGCTGCTAACATAGATGATGGTTTCAGGTCTTTAACTTCTTGACCTGCTGCTTTCTCATCCTTAACATCATTTACTTCTGTTGGGTCACCAGATAATGGTTCAGCTTCAACATCTTCAGCTTTTAACTCAACGTTTTCTCTTTCTACAATCTTACCATCTTCTGTGATAACTTTTAAAAGAGTTTCATTTCCTTCTTCGTCTTTCAACATAAGTTCATGTGTTCCGTTTGGTGCTGGAGTTTTAGTTCCATCTTCTGATACAACGAATAGGTCTTCACCTACATCGAATGTTGCTGATTCTACTATTGTTCCGTCAGCTAATTTTGCATATGTTAAAGTTACTTCTGCTTCTAAATTTAAAAGTCTAGCAACTTTACTTAATACTTGTTTTGCGTTCATATTAGTGTATTTTAGTTATTTAACAAATTGGGTTATAATTGTTGTTATTTTTTTAATTTAATCTATTTTTTAATTTAACGAATTGGTTATAATTATCTACCAAATCCTTGTTTATATCATGCAAATACTGAATGTATCCATATAGAGTCTCGTTTTCGGCTCTTAAATCCCTATTTTCATCTTCTGCTAATTCTAGCATTACTTCTAATAAAATAGTATCTGTATTCATTATTGTTGTTGTTGATTCCCACTGGTTTGAACGTATCTTACAGGTCTTACTGCACCATTTCCATTTTTAGTAAAAGTAATTCTATTTGGAGTACATCCAACGATACCATCTCCCAAAGATAACCAATATGCAACTGATGTAGAATATTGAGTTGATGTCCAAGTAAATCTTCCGGCTGAATCCCAATTTGCTGCACCTAAATATTGTACTCTATTTGCACATATAATTGCTATATCATCTGCTGATGGTAAACACCAATCAGTATATCCACTACCATTGTAGTTCTTTGCTAATTTAGCTGCACTATCAAAATCAGGTTCACTTGCAATAATTAAATCTGTATTTTCAACGCCTGTAAATGCATCATATGAAGTTCCTACTACATCTACGGTAGATGAACCCCATTTTCTTATACCTATCCAATCCATAGATACAATCATAGCTTTTTGATTAGGAAAACTGCCACTTAAATTAGCAACTAATCCACCTTCATAATATTCTCCTAATACTAATGGATGTGGTTGTTCAAAATATGTTACTGGTATTACTTGCATTATACTAAGTTTTTAACAATTGTTGTCCATAAAGAACTTGTATCGAATGTTACGAATGTAAAGATATCAGTTGAACCAGTTACTTGAGAACCAGTATTGTATTGTGCACTTCCGCTCCAAAATTTAAATTGAGATGGATTGAATATAACAGAGCCAGAAGAATTCGATGCTTGTGTTAATTTAACTGCTACTGTCTGACCTTCTTTAATATTAGTTGCTCTAATAAATGTAGTTGAACCGGTTGGTATGTTTAATGTAAAGAAGTTTCCTTTACTCATATCAATACTTGCAGTACTGCTTACTACTGATAGATTGCCTACTACACCATTAACACTTCCGCTAATAGTTGTTGATGCAGATACTATTAACGGAGTTAATACAGTTACTCTACCATCTGTATAGTTTTCCTTTTTTTGGAAACCGAATACAGCAGGGTAAGTATCTAATGCAGTATTGTTTATATAGATTGCTGGCCCGTTTGTCCATCCAGTAACTCCACTACCTGTTGGGTCAAGAGTAAAACCAATTTCATCATAAGTTGTAAGGTTAGCAGCAAATATTGCGATAGGATTTAATTCTGCCGTAGTTGTAGCATTTCTCGTACTAATACTATTTCTATTGATTGTAGTAGTTCCTGCAGAACCTGATATAGTAATCTTTGGTGCAGTAGATGCGCCAATTGCAGATGAAGAAACGAATATTTGCCCATTAACAATTACATCAGATGTATTTGAAGATGAAATATAAACGTTTCCTGTTATTGTTTGATTACCAATAAATGTATTACTACCTGTTGTTGCGAATGTTGTTGATTTAAATTCTTCTAAATCTAATCTACTATCGAATGATGAACTATCGTTTTTATATTGTGTTCCACTAAAAAATGTAGATGCAGATACTTCTGCATTTATTCTACTATCGAAAGACGAACTATCCGTTTTATATTGAGATGAACTAAATGATGCAAATGATGCACTATTAGTTGTAATCCTACTATCAAATGAACTGCTATCCGCTTTATATTGAGATGCACTAAATGTATTGAAGTTACTCATTATAGAAGAACTTACTGCAGATAATTCTACATCTGTTGCGTATGTTGCTGTTAATGAAGAACTAAATGATTCTAATGAATCTAATCTACTATCTACTGATGCAGAAAATAAATTAAATGTTTGACCTGTATAGTTTGCTATAAATGCTGATGATGATGCAATACTTGCTGAATATACTGTGAATGGAACTCCTGCGATAGTTAAATCTTCTGTTGTAAAATTATTACTTTCTAATATTCTTAAATAAGATGTTCCCGTTGCACTTCTAAATTCAGAACCAGTGATATAAGGTGTTTTAATTACACTTGCCGTTAATTGACCTGTAATTACAACATCATCAGTTACATTTACATCACCGAATATTGATTGAGAACCTGAAAATGAGTTACCACCTGCTAAGTTTGCTTTTGTAGCTACTAAATCATCTAATCTACTATCTACCGAAGTAGAGAATGTTGTGAATGTAGATGAACTTACTTTACCATTAATTGTTGTTGTTAAACTTGCACTTAATGATGCAGTAGCCGCATTTAATTCAGTTTGATTAATATAATCGATTGCAATTGAAGAACTGAAACTCTCTAATGAATCTATCCTACTATCAAAAGAAGCTGAATTAGCTGTATATATTGTTTGGTTTACAGTTGAATCAATAACATCAGTATTAAACTCTCTTAATCTTTGAGGTGATATATATCCTGTTGTATTATTTGGAAAGTTATCCTGATTTACTGTTTCTAACTGCGGTTTTGTTAATTGTGACATATCTAATGAATTATTTTATATTTCTTCTGTATCAAATCCATCACTAAAATTAGGTGCTTGAAACGCTCCTTTATATGGTTGTGGTGATTCTATCTGTCCTATACCTTGCTCTAATAATGCACCATTACAACACTTTCTACTATATGTGTTAGTATTGATACATAAACACGCTCTTCTACTATTCTTAGGTGAACTTAATCCTTGTGTTGGACCAATATATATACCGCTGTTATTTTCTCTATTAACAGAGTATCTTAAATTACCGCTCCTACTATTACTCCAAATACCCATTGTGATGTTTTATATCTTTAACAATTAATCAATAGTTTATTATCAACCATTCTTTTTTAGGGCTTCTTTGTGTAACATATCTTGCAATGTGATTTTATCTGCTTTATATGACAATAACATTAAACACTTCTCTAACGGTTCTTCAACGACTCTGTCAATCTCTCCAATGTTTCCGTTGGCAAGTTCAGCGATAGTTGCATAAGAGCTCCACTTCTTTCCAAAGTTGATTTGATGTTGTGAGGAAACTCCTCCACCTTCGTATAGTTCAGGATATTTTTCAGTAAGTCGGTTGACAAATGTACAAAAAAAAACAAAGTACCAAAGTGTATATCCATACTAACTCCTAAAAACTTATCTGAATCTATCTCACCATTATACTTTTGTATTTCGTATGTATCTCTTACTTTATTTGTTATAGGACGATATAAGATAGACATTATCTTTGCCCAATTCTCATCTATTGTTAGTGTTCCGTATTGTGTTATATCTGCATATGCACCATACGCTATATTAGATAAGTTAGGTTCAAATCCATACTCTACACCATCTATCGTTATAAATCTTTGTAAATTAAAATCTGTATTACCAATCCATTTACCTAATTCATTACTAATTAGATTATAATCATTCTTACCTAATCCAGCTAATATATCACTATCAATACTACAAAGGTATGTTACTAATACAGCCGCCTGTGCTTCTATATTATCTTCGTAGTTCCTTAATTCTTTTTGTAGTGTTAGATATTTTTTTAATGTAATATCATTATAACCTTGCGGTATACTAATTTCTATTTCTTTTTTCATTATGCTTGGTATGTATTGTTTGTAAATGCGTGTGATATAAATAATAATTGCTGTTGTAGTTTCTGAACTTTCTTTTCTTCGTTCTCTAACTTTGCATTCATAGCTATTATATTTGCATTGAGTGTTTCGTTTGTTTGTAATAGTTCTTTACATAGAGCAACTATTTGTTCGATTTCTTTTTCTGTGTATTCCATTAGTATTTATAATTTCCTATTGTGATTGCGTATTTGCCTTTTGCTTTTGCCTTCTCACTTAACTTCATCATACAACAATATCTTGCCGCATCTATTAAGTGGTCCAAACCTCCTTCAGGGTTATCCGTTGTATATCCGTGCTTATCAGTTGAGTATTGATAACCATACATTTCATTAATTAAATTCTGTGATTGTTTTAGTATGTGTAACTTATGATTCTGCATTACTGATATACCAAACTTAATACTATCTTTTCCTTTAACTACCGGCTTAATATTAAATCCACTTCTATATATTTCTTCAATAAGACGAGGTTCTGCACTATCACCCCATATCTCTTCACTCTTTGTTATATCTAATCTTTTTAATTTATCTACTATATCTGATGTTACTAATCCTCTTTCATAAATTAATTCTTCTAAATATAAATCATTACCATTCTTATATACAGCTACTAATGCCGTTGGGTCAGAACTAAATCCAAAATCTATTCCAAATCCTACAAACTCTGCATCGTATGAATCAACTATATCAAATTGGAATATTGCTTTATCATTCAAAGCAAATTCACCTTTACCATATATCTGCCATTTCTTAGGTGAGGTATGTTCTAAATCTTCAATTGCTTTAATAATTTCTTTCTCTAAATAAGGATTATCTCTATACGTTGTTACAAACCTTTCACAATCTTGCATTTGTCTAATCCAATGGTAAGGAGATATGGTAGGGTTATATGCAAGTATGATACGATTAGTAGTTCTGATAGATAACTGAAAATAAGATTCTTCATCCACCTCACTTGCTTCATCAATAAAAAGTATATCAGATTTAATACCACGTAACTTATCAGCATCATCAGTAGAGAGGAATTGAATAGAACTATCGTACAACTTATAGACCCTGTCAGTGATATTAAAGTTTTCATCTTGCCAAAGGTTTATTGATTTAAGAATATCTGTGAAATCTTTTATCACAGTTCTTTTAAGTGAGGGAATTGTTTTTCTTACAATTGTAACTGTTTGTTGTGATTGTAATGCCTGAACTATTATCCATTGTAGTATTGCGTATGTCTTACCACTTCTCGTTCCACCAATGTGCTGAGTGATTCTACTTTGTGCATCTAATAAATGCTCAAACGTTATCGTAGTGTTAATCTCTAAGTTCACTACCTGTTCGGTTTACATTAATACTAATCTGTTGTATTCTCGCATCTACTTCTATACTACCCCTCAAATCTATACTTCTCATCTTAGGCATTGCATACTCCATAAGTTTCATTGATAACTCTAATGCTTTAACAGGGTCTGTCTTTTTTAATTCTTCTAAATCAGATTGTATTGTGTTTAGAGTATTGTTAACCGCTCTATTAATAGTTAACCTCATTTGTTCGGTTGTTCTATTCAATGCGCCTGGTGGTCTGCCTTTTGCTAATTGATGTCCTTTTTCAAACTTTGCCATTATCTGTCCATTATTTTAATGATATATGTATATATATTAACCAATTAGCTTTCGTTTGTAGTTGATGCTTTCTTTTGTTCTTCTTTTTCTTTTAACTCTTTGTACATCTTATTATATTCTCTTTCTAATTCGTCTAATTGTTCAATACCTAATGTACTTTTAATTTGTTCTATAATTTCTTTTAATTCGTTTTCTTCTTTAATCATTTTGGAATGGGTTTTGTATATTATTCTTTAAATGTTTTTTTACTTTCTTTACTGCTAAGAATACGGTTGATTTACTTATCCTTATATCTTTACTTACTTCATCTAATGTTTTATCTGAGAACCAATAGTGTTCATATATCATAGCACTTGCAAATCCTTTTCTATGTTTCATATTATGTAGTTCTTCTTTTACTTCATCATATGCTTTATCTATCTTCTCATCTCTATGGTAATCATACTCTGTATCTATTTCATCATAATCGTCCGCTAATCTTTTCTTTTTATTATCTCTTTTAATACCATTAATAAATCTACTGAGAATGAATTGTCTACAATATTGTAAGTTAAATGAATCTAAGTAAAATAATTTAGGATTACACTTCTCTGCTAAGTAAAGGTACAAATCAGATACTAACTCTTGTGTTGTTTCTTGATTATGTGATATATTAAATGCTACCGCTCCTAACCACTTATGATGTTTATTATATAGAACTTCTAATCTCTTATTACATTCTACTGCTATGGATTGTGTAAGTTCATTCATTAAACCGCTTCAACTCTTTTAATATAATCTCTTAATACGTTTACCGCTTTCAACCATTGATTACCACTACTCTTACAACTACACGGTTGATTTTCCTGTGAACCGGTTATTCTTTTGTAGTTATCCCATGTATATGCCAATAACATTTCAGGTAGATAATCAGTAATAGATTGTATTTTAGATTTAAGTTCTAAGTATTCACTCTCTGTTAGTGGATGATATTTATTTTCTATTGTACTCATATTATTTGGTGTTAAAAATTCTATCTTCTATATTAGGTTTCTCAGTAGGTAATGGAAATGGATTATCTAAACTTAGAAATGGTTTTAAGTGTTCTATCAAAGGGTGATTACCTGGAAATGATATACCCATTGCTGAGATAACTACCATTAAATCATTTACGGATTGTAGACGACTGAAATCTACCATATATCCCATATTAGGGTCTAATTTGGTATGAGTACTTTTTCCATCTAAACTTGTTTTTAATTCTATCATATTATTTTTTTATTTATTGTTTCTATATTCGTTTCTTTGTTCTGCCATTGTTACTGAGTTTAGATACTTCATTAGATTATCATCCGCTAATATTCTATCCATTTGTTTACTGATGAATTCTCTTATCTCATCTCTATTCTTTAGTAATTTTATTTCTTTATTTATAGATGCCCAAAACGCTTTTCTATTCTCTAATTTATAATCATTATATATTGCTACTCTATTTACTACTGCTCCTATCTCCGCTCGTTTATCCTTTTGTGCTTTACACATTTTCTTAAATTCAATTTGATAACATTCTTTACATAATGCTCTTTTAGGTTGTTTGTTACTTAGTGTACTATCAAATACTAATCCACATGCACGACAAAATTTACTTAACTCTTTCTTTATTGCCATTAAAATAATTTTATTCCTTCTTTACAACCACATAGTTCATTGAGATATACTCTACGTTCCTCACAGCCACACGAAGCATACCCAAATTTCGATGCAATCCAACTGGCGATATCTTTACCCCAACCCAATGTCACTACGTTAATTAAACCCTCTACAATGTTTCCTAATTTAATGATACACATATTATTTTTTACTTTTATCTTTTCTATGATACTTTAAAATGTTTTCTGAGAACGTTAATAACTGCAAGTTAGTTAATCTATTATCAGTTTTAATTGTATTCTTATGGTCAATACAATATCCTTTTGGTATTTCACAAATAAAACTTTCCCATACTAATCTATGTAATAGTAAATACTTTCTATCCTTATCATCTGTGTATGGATATACTTCAACATATCCTCTATTTTGTGGGACAGTTTCAATTAATTTGTAATCACCGAAAAGGGTTTCTTTCTTAAAGTTTTTAGGAGATTTTTGATTTGTTGCTAATCTACCTAAGTTACTGATAAGGTAGTTATTGAATTCAATTCCTTTATAGGTAGGAACAACCCATCTTTCTTTTGCCATATAGTTTTATTATCTTATTAATATAAATATACTCAAAAAATCTCAAACGAACAAATAATTTAGGACATAAAAAACCCCCACTAAGAGTAGTGAGGGTGAGAGTGTATTATTTGTACCACTCTATATTAGTATAAGGATGTCAGACTAAATGGCTGTAAAGAACTGACTATACTATAACAAACTTATTTATATTTTTCTTATTTCATTGGTAGCAATTCTTACTGAAACATTATTCACTTTTGCATAATCATGCACCATTTGATGGTGCTCTCTACATAAAGGTATTATAGTTCTTAATTCATCTTTTGTAAAAATCCATTTATAAGATGTATGATGTAATTCTATGTTTTCTTTATTATCACAGAATTGACATTTACCATAAGTTTCTGGCTTTGCTTTTGCTTTTTTCTTTACTTCTTTCCACCAATCACTATTCAAATAATCTTTATAAGATATCTTTTCTAAATTACTTTCTCTTCTTATCCAAGTATCTTCGTATGTAGTATCTAAATTTTTCATAAATGCTTTGTCTTTCATTTGGGAAATTGTTTTCAGTAGCCGCCCCCCTGTGTCCCCCAAACTATTTCATTCGGTGTAATTGTATCATCGCCGTTGCCCCATACTTTCGTACAACATAAATATAACAAAGAAAATTCAAACCGTCAAATTATTTAATATATTTTTTTACTTTATTTATTTCTCTTTTATTTTTACCATACCAATTAGGATTATATTGATTTGGTTTATCTACTTTTATAATACATTTAGTGTAAGGACAAGTATGATGTAATAAATTTAAACTATTCCAATTTTTAATTCTATGTTCTACTGCTATTTCTTTTAGAATCCCTTTTGTAAATTTATTTGGTAATAATTCTATTAATTTTATTTTATCTAACTCTCTACATTTTTTACCATGTACTTTTGCATAATTACCTTTATTAACCGTCCTTCCACATTTCTCACATATAATTTCTGATATTAGATTTTGTTTACCATATTTTTTACCAATTGTACTTCTTTCTTTTTTTGTTAGAGAAGCAATACCTTTACCTTCTCTATAATTTTTTTTACCATGTTCACTCATTTCTTCCGTTGATAAACAATGAATACCTGTACCTAATTCTAATGTTTTATAACCACCACCTGCAGCTATTTTTTTAGATTTGTTAGGATTCTTTCTACCCCACTCACCTCTTGCTAATGCATTTTGTGATTGTGAAACTAATTTATTATGTGATACTTTAATCTTTACATCTGATTTAATGGGTGAAGCTTCATCACTCCACCCATCATAACTTATTTTGTATTTACTCATATTAAAATGTGTTTACATATCGTTTACATTTAGTTTCCCATTCCTTTGGAAATCTAATCATCCAACTAGCAATATCTTGTGCTAAACGTAAATCTAAATTTTGTTTTAGCTTTAATTGATTTTCTCTTATCCATTTAATTACTTTATTCACTTCACTATCCCTTGCACCTCTACCATATCTATCAATCAATACACCATCGTTTTGTAGTATCTGATGTTTATGTAATTTATTTTCCACATACACTCTTAATAAACGAGGATGGTCTAATTCCATATCAACATATTCCATTCTACTACCTAATGCTTCCCAACGGGTAACATAAGATGGTTTTTTACCAGCATAACCTTTTTCCTTTCTATTCCATTTACCAGGTTCTTCTATTATCTTAAAGTTTGTTAAGATAACTAATTTAGCATCTGATTGAAATTTTGATGGAACATTTCGTTTCTTTAACTCATTGTTAAATTCTGCTTTGGTAAAGTCTACATCTTTAACCATTTCTCTTTCTGTCATTGCCATCATAATTGCTAACCCAATATTATCTTTCATAATATCATCATTATCATCATTTACAACAACACCAGCAGTATCTAATAATCCACCAAACTTTTTACTTCTATTACCATATACATCACAATACAATGCCCAATTTGAATAATCTGATTTTCTAACTAATGGACCTTTACTTATATCATAATTTACACATTGCCAATTATCATCATCATCCCTTTCATAATCAGAATTAAGTAAGTTTACATTCTTACATCCTTCTTGTTCTAATACTAATTTACTTTCATATGATTTACCAACACCAGGAGGACCTACACAAATAATACCTGTATGATAACCATTGTAGGTATCTACCAATGCTTCAAAATATTCATTATCTTTTGCATCTGCCCATTCAATAATATCTTTATCTGACATCATATTCACTTTATTATAATCTATCATATTACTTTGTTTTTTTAGTTTGATTAAATTCAATATAGAATGCTAACATATTTTCTAATGTATTTGATATTGTTGATAGGGTTTCAAGCTCAACTGAAATATCAGAAACTACTCCAATAAGGTCATCTACTTTATCATTTAACTTTTCTAATCTATCTTCAATACCACTTACATCCGTTTCATCACTTACATTATTATCTACTCCTAATCTACTAATACCACTTTCTAAATTAGATAATGATGTTGCAATCATTGATATTGCATAATCAGTTGGATAAATCAAATTACCATACTGGTCTCTTTCAAATTCAATTTCTTTTACGTTTGTTTTTTTCATTTTATTTTATTTTAGATTTTAATTTACTTATACCGAATATTAATATTGTTATCGGTAATACGAATGTGATTAATTTAATTATTATCATTTTAATTTTGCTGTTTTGTTTAATATACGATACCATTTAATCTTACCTAATCTTTTCAATTCATTTAAGTTAGGATTTAGAATATCCCTATCACAAAAGAATTCCGCCTGTTTTTCTGAATAGGCTTTCAATTCAAATACTTTAGTGTAATTACCTTTATCCGTTTGGAACTGAACATTCACTATGTAATCCTTACCATTAGAATTGATTTCTATACCCTTAGCATCCTCAATAAGAGGTTCAAATTCACTTCGGTATAGAACATACTCAATAGGACGGAATCTCCTCTCTAAATCGGTTAATCGTTCTTCAATTGTTTTATTCATATTATTTATTATTTTTCAAATTGAATAAAGATAATTCCATCATTTGTTTTTGTATTTCACTTCGTTGTTCCATATACTTACAAATGTTTTTATATGAATTGTTTGTGATGTTATATCCTTCTAATTCAAACCAATCTATAATTCTAGCAAAGTGTGTAGTTCCTCTTATTTCTAAATGAGGGATTGTATCTAATGTTTTACAATACACAGCCATAATCATTGATTTCGTAATCATTTTCTTTTTCATAATTTTTTGTTTTTGTATTTAAGTCCCGAAAAATAAACCAACCCCTACACCCCTTTATAGTATTGGAGTGTAGAGGATGATTTGTTAATTTTGTCACTACGTTATTTTATTTCGTTTTTAATTGATTTTTTAATAAACTCTTTCATTTCAAACCATTCTTTTGTATTGAATAGTTTAGATGTGTTTCTACTTCTTCTGAATATTTCTACATCATAGATAACATCATTATCATAATCATCACCATACCAACCTATTTTCACTTTAACTGATGAATGAGTATTAGGTATTTTATACCAATAAGTCCATTCCGTTCTACCACCATCACCAAAACCTTTTTCATCTAACGATTGATAGTGTTGAATGTGATTAATCTTAAATTCGGTATTAGTTTCTTTGTTTAAGATATCAATTACCTTTGAGTGTTTTTGTGTTTTTAATGTAATATTCATTTGATTTTATTTTAAGTTATCTAATTGTGTTTGATAAAAGTTTTTTCTATATTCTAAACTTTCAGTATTTTTTTCTAAAACTACTTTAATATTTGGTAATATTTTTTTGGATAGTAATTTCTTTTCATTT